GTTCCCCGTGTTCCCCGTGTTCCCCGTGTTGACTCCCCGTGAACGGGGGGCTATAGACTGGAGGGTTGCCCACCTGTGGCGACATGAGCCTTTTGTTGGGGTTTTTGACGATTTGACGTGTCGATGTTGGGACACAATATGCCCAGAATGTCCGACGTCTGTCCCAACCGTGTCTGAAAAATGAGGAAGAGGGGGACAATCTTACTGAATGATTATGGTAGACTCTGGAGATGCGGAAAGTGCGAATGAGTGTGTCGGCGCGGAGATCGGCACAGACAGGGAGTCCGGGGGAGGTGTCGTTGCGCTATCCGGCGACCGTGGAGGGGTTTTCGGACTTGCTGGAGGAAATGCGGCTCCGGGCGGGACTCTCGGTGAGTCAGATTGCGACGGCGTGGCGGGTGAAGCCGAATGCGCTCTATCAGTATTTTCATAAGAAACGTGGGAAAAGCGGGACGAGTACGTTGCGCTGGTTTTTACGCTATGCGACCACCTGTGGATGTGAGGTGACGTTGCGGTTTCCGACAGCCTCCCGTGGGGAGGAGAAAGTGGTATTGACGCATGACGAGACAGTTGACCAAGCGGGAAGCGACGGAACTCGCGTCGATGATTCTCTCCGGGGCACCCATCGCGGAAGCGGTCCGGTACTTCTGGGACGAGGAACAGCCGGAAGAGGTGCTGATCGCGTGCGAGGAAGTCTGGCCGATGCAGTCGGAGGTGTTGAGCGCCCTTGAACAGCAGAGTGGGGGGATGCCGTGGCACCAGTTGGGGGACGATCAACGACTCGATGTCGCGCTGCGGAAACATTACAACGAAATGGCCTATTTTCTCTGGACGACGAACTATACCGAATGTGACGGGGCGGCGAAGCTGAAGGCGGATACCTGTCGGCAGTCGATTGAGGCGAAAGTCGCGGGAATGGCGGGGAAGGAATCGCCGTTGGCGTCGTTTTATCACGACCTCCTGCAACGCTACGAGCAGCAGGGGAAGGCCAATTAGCGACAGTCATGCGAGAGAAACTTCAGAATATCCTCTATCGGCGGTGGGGGCGTGATCGGAAATACACGCTGAAAGAAGTGGGACGCGAACTCGGCATCAGCGGATCACGGGTGGGTCAGTATGAAGCGGACGCGCACAAGTGGATACGCTGGACGCTCACGGAGATGGGGATCGTCGCCACGCACCTGACGCTCCACGGCAGCACGGGACTGGACAACGCCAGTCATCGACGGGACTGGTGTCGGATAGCACGACAGCGGACCTGGACCCCTCCCGTGCATCGGACGCCACGGGAGCAGGTGCTTGAGATGGCCCGAGCCTGGAAGGCATCTCAGGACGATGCGATAGATACCACGTCGAATGAGGCGCATCGGTGGTCGATCAGACAGCGTATTATAAACTCGCATTGAGTGTACTCCTACGGGCAGTCAAGGACGTGCAGGAGGTTGGCGGGACCACTCCAATGCAACAGAGTTATTTTCGGACCACCGCACGGGACTTTCTCTCTGATCATACGAACGAGAGCCTGATTCTCTGGTGTGCGTGGTTGCGACTCGATCCGATGACGGTGGAGGCGGCGTATGCGTCAATTCTCACTCGCGCTCGACAGGCCACGCTCGACGGCGACTGACGACGCACTCGTCTGCGCCTTTGGGACGGCGTGGCTGGATCATTTTGACGACCCCATCGGCACGGGACGTGGGTGTGCTCGCTGTGAGCAAATAGGGTTTCCCGTCGCTGGAGGGATCGATGAACAGGTCCAGACTGGTGGGTTTTGGTCACAGGCACTTGCCGCACTGAGGTGATCATCGACGCATGGCTGAGAAACACGTCCCACCCGCCCTTCGAGATCGCCTGATGACGGATTTTCGCACGTTTTTGTGCGAGAAAATCGGATTTATTCCGTTTGAGCATCAGGCGGCGTGGTGGGCGACCACGGATGGCTACGATCTGACGGAAATTGAGGCCGATCCGCAGGGCACTGACCCGATGATGCAGGTGCGCCTCCCTGACGGCACCCTCACCCATCGCCTGATGATGCCCCGACCGGCGGGACGGGCCAAAGTCGTCGCGGAACTCGGCGCGTACAAATCCGGCAAGTCGGCAGGGGCGGGCCTCTGGGCGGCATCCTTTGCGGCGGTCCCACACGCCACGGTCTATCTGGTCGGGAACGAATACGACATGACCGCCCCGGAATTTGACTATCTCCTCGAAGCCATTTGCTCGGAACGGGGACTCAATCAGTCCTATGCGTCGCTCCAGAACCGTCCGAAGGATGGACGCCTCTGGCTGGAACTCGACAATGGGGCACGGTTCGAGGCGCGGAGTTGGGAACGGTCAGAATCGCTCAAGGGCAAGGAAGTCGATGCGTACGTCTACTGTGAAGCGTATCAGTTGCCGGGAATTGAGTGTTTTACCTCCATCGCCCAGAATTTGCGCGTCAGGAAGGGCTATGCCGTCTTTCCGACGACGCCTGACCGCCCGTGGGTGCAGATTTTCCACGATCACGGCCATGACCACCCCGATTTTCCCGACTGGGTCTGTAAATGCGGGATTCCGGCGACCGTCAACCCCTATAGCTTCGATCAGGCCGCGATGGACCGGGACCAGCAACTCCTGACGCGGGAACAGTTCTCGATTGCCTATCTGGGGAAACTCGGTGACTACGTGGGGCGTGTCTACAATTATCAGCGGGGCGACCGCATGTTGTCCATGCAGGATCACGCGCCCCTCTGGAAACATCAGGAAGCTGGTCCCGTGAAGGAGAATTTTAAACTGCCGCACGACTGGCATATCGAAATCGGAGCCGATACCGGCACCTACTGTGCCGCGGTCGTGGTGGGCGTGTCCCCGGAGGGTCAGGCGTATCTGCTGGACGAATTGACCAATTATCGGTATGTCGCCAATACCCCCGAACTCGACCAGGACAGTTCTATCGTGCGGTGGTGTGACGACCTCAGACGCATGGCGGCGATCTGGCACACACGCCCGATGGCGTGGGTGGACAGTAATTCCCAGTTCAAACAGGAATGTTTACTCCACGGGGTACATTTACTGGCGAACAAGCAGGGACGCGAGGTTCGCACCGAAGCGGCCCGTCAGTATTTTCAGCACGATCAGATTTATCTGGCTCCGTGGTTGACGATGGTGCCGTATGAACTCGAATCGGCTCAATGGCCGGATAAATCGACCGCTGCCGGAAAATACGAACGCTATAAAGTTAACGATCATGCCCTGGATTGCGTGGAACACGTCCTCTCGCGCCATCCCCGTGCGCGGACGGGCCTGAAGGCTCCCCCGTTGCAGCCCCCGGCGGGAACCGTGCAATGGTATGGATCGCCATTGCGAAAAAAGAAACGACAGGGGCCGGTTGATGCCCATTTAGGAGGATTGTAGGATGACCCTTGATGAACGAGTGGCCGCATTGGAACAGAAAGTGTACTTTATAATGCAGACATTATCCCTGACCCGACAGTTGCCCAATGGAAAAACTGACGCTCGGTCCTTGACGGCACTGTTCAAGGAGATGCAAAATCATGGTGGAGAGACTTCGCAAACACTTACTGAGGTGGCTGAACGTGCCTTCACCGCAGGTGACGACGCACGACCTGACCGTGCTGAAGGACCGGATGGATACTCTGGAACGCATGATCATGACCCAGATACAGCAACCGGATAACGGGTCCGGCATGGTGCCCGCGACATCGGATCGGGATCTCGCCGTGCTACCGGATGCCCACTTAGGAGCGCAATAATGCCTGAATTTGGTGGCAAGACATACGGATACGATGTCAAGGGTCTGAAGCAACTTGAAAAAGACAAGGCGTCAGCACGCGCTACACGTCGAGAGCAACGAGCGCGTCCCGGTACAATTACAACAACAGAACGGAAGACGATTGAATCCGGCACACTTCCAACAAGCGAACAGCAGATGCCAACACGCTATCCCCAATTTGATGCCCAAGCCAATCCCACTGAAATGGGAGCCGTCGCCGCGCAACTGTCGGGATCTGGTCAGGGACAGGGCATTGTGCCGGGGATCAATCTGGAAGACATTATCAAGATGTTGGCAGGTGGTGCCGGTGGTCCCGTCACGCGAAAACCGCGACCGTAATCTAGACCACTATGGCTGACGACGCGAAGAATCTCGCTGACTATACCGACGACTACGACCGCCTCCGTGCCCAGAAAGCCCGAAGTGTCGGGTCCGTGGAACTCCGCATTCTGACCAATCTGGCATTTGCCTCCGGCGAACACTGGATCGGCACGCAGAATCGGGTCATGTTTACGCGCAAGCGCGATCCCAACAAGTTGTATCTGGTCTTTAACCTTGCCGCCCAGATGCTCTACAAGATGATGGGGCGTCTGAGCAGTATTGCGCCGGTCTTTAAAGCACGGGCCGACAAACAAGACCCGCAATCCATTGCCAAGGCTGAAGTCGTGGACAAACTGATTCGGGCCTTGGACGAAAAGCTCGATCAACCCTCCCGCACCTGGGAAATCCTCTGGTGGATGGCGATTGGCGGCGTGGCCTTCGAGTATGTGCCGTGGGTCAAGGATGCCACGATGGAACCGATGCCCCGGTTCGATCCAGAGACAAACGAACTGCAATGGACTGACATTCAGACCGGAGAGGTCGTTCCTGAGTCCATGCGCCAGGAAATTCTCGCGCAAGGCGGGCCAAAGGAACGCTTTGAGGTCATTGAGGACATGGTGCTGGCTGGTGATATCGGCAGCGAAGTCCTCAGTCCCTTACAGGTCTTTATCGACAGTTCTGTGCGATCCGTAGACGATCTCTCCCCGGATCAGGCGGTCTATATTGCCAAAATCCGCACATTGGGGTGGATTGAGGCGAATTATGATGTCAGCAAGGAGTCAATCCAGAATATCAAGGATGCGTCAGATGTGCGGATTCTCAGCACCGATATCAAGCAATTTGGCGATCCGACCGGCTCGGTGCATCTTCAAGACCTGATTCCACGGATTCAAGGCAGTCGCACGCAAAATGATCCCGATATGGCGGTCGTGGTGGAACGCTTTCAGCCGATCTCGGACAAACACCCGCGTGGGAAGTACAGTTCCTTTATTCCGGGCGAACAAATCCTCCATGACGGCGATAATCCCTATGAATCTATCCCATTGGTCGATTTTCACTGGAGTCCGACCACATCGAGCTTCTGGAACAATGATTACGTCAGCGACCTGATTGCCCCACAGCGGTTTCTCAATAAACGCCTCTCGCAATTGGGCGAACAGGCGAATGCGTCGATTTACGCCGACGAACTGCTTGGACCGACGCTCAAGCGCGAAGACATTCCCTCGGACTACCCCGCGCCCATCGAAGGTGGCCTCACCGATAGTGGCGTCAAGATGGTGCAACGCCGCGACCCCCCGCAGCTTCCGGCGTGGTTTATGCAGTCCGTGGAACTCACGATCAAGCTGATGCGGGAAATCGCGGGGGGCGTGGATTTATTCTCGGAAAGCAAGTTTCCCGGTCAAATGCGGGGACCAATGGCCGTGCCGATGCTGCAAGAGATCATTGACACCCAATGGGGGAATCTCTACCAGCATTTGGGGCAGAGGATGGCAAAAGTCAAGGAAATGCGGATCAATCGGGTCAAGGAGTATTATCCGTCGTTTCGGACGCTCCATTACACCGATAACAGCATGAAAGACGAAGTGTTTATCTTTCAGACCTCTGAAATCCTCAAATCCGGCACAGATTACTCGATCACGGTTGAGCGAGGGAGCCTCATTCCTGAACTGCGTGCCTTGCGAGAAGCCCGCATTCGGGAACATCTCCAGTCGCCACTCAGTGTCTTGTACATTGACGAGCGCACGGGACGAATTGACAAGGAAAAAATTGCATCAGACCTGAGTATGGGCGACATTGGGCGCGAAGCGGCAGAATCTAAGTATCGCAAGCTCGGCATGTCGCTGGTGGAACGACTCTGGCAGGGACAACAGCTTCCTGACCATATTCCGATGCCGTTCTGGAACCTGCGCGTCATCATGGATGAACTAGAAGCGGAAATGGCGACCACGGAATGGCTCTCAGCCAGCCCGGAAATTCAACAGGGATTCGTCCAGTTCTGGAATAAATGCCGACAGTTCCTCGTTGAAGCCTCAGATCGACGGCAGGATGGGATGCAACAGCAGCAGGTGCAGGGAGCCGTGGCACAGGCGGCACAACAGGCCGCAGCAAAAGCGGCGGCTGAAGCCATTGATATGGCGATGGATCAGATGAAAGCCAGTCAGCAGATTGCGCCACAGGCTCCGCAAGCACTGGCACAGGCAATGGCGGAACAACAACAACCATGACTACCGTACAGCGAAAACCACCACCGAAAGCGCGACTCACCGCGTCAATGGCGGAGATGCTCAAAGAACACACCGATCACCCGGATCGGTTTAAGGGTGGAAAGAAACAGGCAATGGCGATTGCCTACTCAAAAGCCCGCCGTCGCAAGACTTGACCTCTGACCGCTGGATTCTTATACTCCAAAGAACTGCCCGACGTTTGCTGATGCGAACACGGGACACGAATACCCAGTATGGGACTCATCGGCAGATGAGCAACCGATAGTGGACTCGTAGACCACTCGACGAAGGAGAGTTATGGCAGAAGAAGACGTAACCGTCGCACCGGAATCAACAGACTCCGACGCGGCACCAGATAATACTGAGACAGGAGGCGAGTCCTCATCATCCGGTTCCTGGCCCGCTGATGCCCAGGCCGAATATACGAGGAAAACACAAGCACTTGCCGAGGAACGGAAACAGTGGGAATCCGAACGAACCAAGCAGACCCAGCAGTTGCAGCAGTACGCCCAGCAGATGCAGCAACAGCAATATGCGCGTCAGGCCGCCCAGAATCAGGCACAGTCGCAGCAGCAGGGACAGCAGAGTCAAAGCAACATGCTGGACCAGCTTCGACAGATGCCCTATCTGGATGGAAACACCGCCGCGCAACTCATGGAACGCATGGTCAACGAGGGGATCAATCCACTCAACCAAGCCCTCCAACAGCGCGATCAGGCTCTTGCCAAACTCTATAAGGATTACAAGGAGTTGCGAGACAATGTGGGAGCCAGTCAAGGCAAGCAAGCGGAAAAAGACCTCGATACACGGTTTCTGAAAATCCGCGAGGAACAGGGACTTCCCGACAGTGATGTCGTGAATGAACTCATGCGAGATGTGTATTACTCGCATGAAGGCGACACGCTGGACACTGAATATCCTGAGATGCTGCGAAAGCGGTGGGAAGGGATACAAAAAGCGGTGCGGGATGCAGATCGGGCAGCAGCCAAGGTTGCGAAGGAGTCACCCTTTCCGTCCAAGGGCGGTCAGGTATCTCCGACCAGCGGCAAAACAGATGGCTACAAAACCCCAGAAGAACGGGCGAATGAATTGTGGCCGATGCTGAGTCCCGGTCAACCGGAATAGGGTCGCTCCTGTCAGAAGGAGTAATCGCGTATGGCGAGCACAACTGATGTCATTGAAGCCCTGAAATACACCTACGGGGTGGATCAGGTGCAGTACCTCGTCAACCAAGAGGTGGTCTGCTGGAATATGTTCCAGAAGGCGAAAAAGCCTGTTGGTGGTCGAGGGCAATTCATCATGCCCATCATGGTGAAGAATCCAGGTGCGTGGAGTGGTTTGGCAGAAGGCGGTGCGTTGCCGTCCAACATCAATCCCGACACGACTGAAGCCTCCTTTAGTCTTCAGGAGTTTGCAGGACTGTACAATATGTCGTGGAAACTCATTCAGGATGCCCGGAACTCGAAGTTTGCGTTCCAGACCGCCCTGAAGATGATGGAAGCCGGTTTCAGACGGCGTATCCTGAAACTTATCAACGCTGACCTTATTTCGGATGGCCTTGGCAAGTTAGCAGTCATGCCAGCAGCCGACAATCAGACCACAATTACCGTCAATGCCCTTCCAAGTATTGATTTAGGGATGACCGTGGACTTGATTGACGCTTCTGACAACGATGCTGATTTGGCGGCGTCCCGAACGGTCACCGCGATTGATGCGACCAACCGCACCGTGACCATTAGTGGGTCAGCCCCAAGTGGCACCGCCGCTGGTGATTTCTTCTGTATTGAGAATACGACGAAATCCGGGGCGATTTACCACACTGACGGTCTTCTGGGAATCATTGATGATGCCAATCCTCCCTCTGGGAATTACGGCAACATTAACCGCAGTACGGCGGGCAATGAGTTCTGGGAATCGGTCGTGTTGGACAACAGTGGCACCAACCGGGCGCTGACGGAAGATTTGCTGATGCAGCTTGAAGATTCCGTACGCGAAAAGGGCGGAGCCACCTTGAATGCCTACATTTCCAATCTTGCGATCATTCGTCGGTATCACGAACTCCTGCGCGAAGATACGTTCTTTGCCATGAGTTCACCGAAGGCGTTTGATGGCGGATCGGGTGTGGGGCGTGATGGCGGAGCGCAGCAGAAGGGGAAAGACGGCGGCGATGGTCGCACGGTCTACCGTTTCAGTGGCAACCCGTGGCACGCAGAGCCGTATTTTGCGGCGAACACCATCATCGGAATGGATACCAAGCATTTCTACATCGGTCACGGTGAGAATGCGGTGCCCCGTCCGGTGTCGGAAATCTTCGACGGCACGCCGTTCTTCCGTCAGACCTCCAATGCCACCTTTGAGGTGGCATGGTACTGGCAGGGGAATCTGCTGAGTGATAATCCAGCGGCCGGGGCGAAAATCGAAGACATCGCGGAAAGCTAGACCTGAGTAGGTGGGGGGAGGGGCGTTACGCCTCTCCCCTGTCACTTCGCCAGAAAGAAGAAATTATGGGAATTAAAGCGATAGCGAAACTTGCCCCTGTGCATGTGGTCTATACCATTTCAGCCGGAGAAGCGGCGGATACTGGTATTTTTGTCGCGGATCAGGACTACGAAATCATGGACGTGCGCGAATGTCACAGCACCGCCGGAGCCAGCAGCACCACGTTGGACGTTGGTGTCGCTGCATCAGGCACGGCTCCAGCGAGTTTGACAACGGCTCTGAGTTCAACCTTGGCGTTGGACAGCACGGCCAATACCCCTGTTCAATCAACCCTGACGTCAACGGCGGCAAATCGCCTCCTTGATCGCGGGGAACAACTTGCGTTGAATTACACCGGAACGGTCACAGCCTATGAAGGGGCGGTCCATATCGTGCTGCGTCCAGTCCGAACGAATACAACGTATTAAGGAGTCTCATGGAGTCTTTTCAACCCGTTCGATATTCGATTGAAGAAAATCAGTTTTTCCTGAAGCATCTGGGCGAGTCGCCACTTGCGGCGTTACAAGAAAAAACTCCAGAGGGAGTCAATCCTGTGACGGTGCGTGAAGTGCTTGGCGAAGTGTATGACCTTGATGAACTCGAAAAACATCGCGGCATTCAATGGGCGGGAAGAGAAGCGGTGGCGGGTATTATCACGCGCTATCTCGATGAACATGCGAAGTGGACAGAGATGTCAGAACGTGGTGCGCCACGCTTTCCCACGATGCACACATGGGACGGCAAAGGGCGTCCCCATCGCGGTGGCGTAGAGTCTGATGCCACACAGGTCACGACATACTTTGATGACAATGGCGACCGTCAACCGTTGTCATTGCGTCTGCGAGATGCTCAACCGAACTCATTTAAGGCTCCGTGGATTAAGACGGACGAAGCGATTCCCGACAGCCTGATTGAAGATACCGACAAAGGCCTTCTTCAGTGCCCGATTGACGGGTGGACCGCAAACTTTAAGCCTGAATCCAGGCAGTCCTACAACATGGCCCGTGCGCGAATGGCAAAGCATTGCCGCGCCAGCAAGGATGATCGTGTGCAGGAGTTTGCTGTCAAGGTCTTTGGCTAATGGCACTCACCGCACAGGAGTCCAATGAGTCCTATTCCGTTCCGATTGCACAGACGACAGCACTGCCAATGGAGCATACGCTTCAGTTCTGGCATCCCAATCGTTTTGGCGTGACGTACGCCCCGGATCGGTTTAGAACAAAACTCAAGGATATCCATGCGGATCTGGATGCGACATGGCATCCGGCGCGAGAACGATGGTTGGTGTGGTATCGCCGTCCCCGGATTGCTCATCAGTTGTGTCCGGGGTGGCTGCTTCTGTTTGTGGTTGAGGATTCACAGAATCGCTATGTTCCGCTTGACGACCGCGCACTTGCGGCGGTGTATGAACAGAGTGGGTTTAAATGGGGATCGGGAAAGCAGTATTGGGCGCGTATTGAAGACGAATCTCGTCGTGACCATGAGGCGCGTGATCGGACCCGCGAACAGCTTGTTGATGATGTCGGGTCGGCGCAGTGGGATCATACGAGGATTCAGGTCAGTATGCGCGGGCCGTCCTCTGGTAGTAAATTTGTGAATCACCATGCGGGAGATTAAGCCTTATGGCGACAGGTCAATCGCTGTTGGACACGATGGAGCTTATGGATCGTGGGCTTCAGCTTCAGTCAAGTGAAACAGGTGTCACGCTTGGGCTGCGTGCCTTAAACGCCGCGCAGGATCACTTTGAGTCCATGATGTCGTTGCAACCTAACGTCATGGCCTCAAGTATCGGCACCGTTACGACATCAGCCAGCACAGAATCCACGGCATTTCCGTCCGGGGTGATTCGCCTGGATCGACTGCAATTTATCGATCCTGATACCAGTCGTCCGGCGTGGGATCTGGATCGCGTCGGCCCCGTGGGCGATCACTATAGCGCGGGCACAACCTATCCAACGATACAGTTTTCGTCGTCTACGTCCGGGCGTCCGAAACGCTACTGGACGAACGGGAGCCATATCTATTGGGACCCGCTGCCAGATGCGACCCATACGGTGAGGTATTACGGCATGAAGGTCGCATCGGACATCACGGCGGGTGGCACCTTTGCCTATCCTGACATTGTGATGTTGCCTCTCGCGCAGTTTGCCGTAAGAATGTTACGTGTAGGAAAAGATGACGAGGCCGGACCCGTTATTGATTTAGGAAACCAGATTTTTGGGCCAGTCATTCAGACATTGGCTCGATTTAATCGGGATCGTGCGCCGGGATACGATTACCGATACACGCATACAGAATAGGAGTGCCGAATGGCGTTTATTCAAGCAGATTTTCAGGATGGGCGTGACGCTCAACTGATCAAACGGGCCAAGATTGATGCGGCCTCCAGTGGGGACAATACGCTGGTCGCTGCGGTCACAGGCAAGAAAATCCGCGTCTTGGCGGCGTTCTTTACGATGACCGGCACGGCGGTGACGATTCGGTTCGAGGATGGAGCCGGGGGCACGGCATTGACAGGGCAGATGGGACCGACGGCGGGTCAGACCATTGTGCTGCCATTCAATCCAGTGGGCTGGTTTGAAACCTCCGACGCGACTCTGCTGAATATGGAACTCAGTGGTGGACAGTCAGTAGACGGCGCGTTGGTGTACATTGAGGCGTAAATGGCTGATATTCAAGTTGCCAACACTGACGCAGATTTATCAAATAATACGCTGCTGACAGAGGAGAACGCCTACACCATCACGGGGCTGCATACCTTCAGTCGCAGCACGAATGCCCCGTTTGCCTGTGTCTCAGGCGCAGCGGTGGTGGCGAATCTCGATGCCGACAAACTGGACGGCATTGAAGCCACGGGATTCGTGAAGGCCAACGGCACCGTAGCCCTGACTGCTAATTGGGATGCTGGTGCATATGAAATCCGGGCGCAAACCTTAGAAGCTGATGTCTCCACCGGAACGGCTCCTCTCACAATTGCCTCGACCACGAAGGTAGCCAACCTAAACGCCGACAAGCTGGATGATCAGGAAGGCAGCTATTATCTGGCGGCTGGCAATGTCACCGGAACCCTGGCTGTTGGGAGTGGTGGCACGGGCGCAACCTCACTCACGGATGGTGGAGTCCTGCTTGGCAGTGGGACCGCTGCGATTACGGCAACAGCGGTATTGGGAGATGGGGAAATTCTGATTGGAGATGCGTCAGGTGATCCCACGACGCTGGATGTCGGCAGTTCAACAGCGATTACTGTTCTCGGCACGGTCGCCACTGGTACGTGGCAAGCCACAGATATTGGTGTGGCCTACGGCGGTACGGGTGTCAGCACACTCACGGATGGCGGAGTGCTTCTCGGCAGCGGGGCAAGTGCTATTACCGCGATGGCTGTCCTCACGGACGGACAGATGATTGTCGGAGATGGATCGGGCGATCCGGTGGCAGAAAGCGGAGCCACGCTTCGCACCAGTATCGGTGTGGGAACCGGAGACAGTCCTCAATTTACCGGACTCACGGTGAGTGGCACGGGGTCGAGTTCGCTGGATGTCGGTGGAGGACTCAATATCGGCACAGGCAATGTGTCCTTAATCGGGACGGACGGCAAGATTAACGGCCCGTTGAGTTCCACGATTATTGATGACCTGAGTGGGGCGAATCTCACCTCTCTCGCCGCAGGAAATATCTCCTCTGGCACGGTTGCCACCGCCCGACTTGGTAGCGGCACGGCGAGTAGCTCGACATTCCTCCGTGGTGATAGTGCGTGGGCTGCGCCTACTAATTCCGCAGCAACAGTTTTGAGCAAGACTGCGAATTATACGGTCACGACGGGTGATGCCGGCGTAGATGCCACGATTCTCTGTGATCCTGCGGGGGGTGCGTTTACCATCACGCTCTTTGCGGCGTCGGGGAATAGCGGTCGGCGCATCAAAGTGGTCAAGACCACCTCAAATGCGAATGCGGTCCTCGTGGACGGCAATAGCTCCGAAACCATTAACGGCATTGCGGGGCAGTATCTCTATCGTCAATGGGATTACATTAGCCTCGTGTGTGATGGATCGAATTGGGCGGTAGAAGATTACAACATCTCCATTGACGCGCAAGCCTATCTCAGTTCAGACCAGACAGTGGGCACAGGGTCTGACACAGTCATCGTCTGTGACACGGAAAATTGGGATTTTGCCGCATCCTACAACACCAGCACGGGGGTGTTTACCGTCCCGACTGGTGGCGCAGGCTATTATCAGTGTCAAGCTATGGCGCAGGGCGATGGGAACAATAATTCAAATAGTTACACGATGCTCTTTGACGGGGCGACCGAAGTGGCGCGGCATCAAGATAAGACCAATCCCGGCAACACGAGCATGGCGGTGACGAAAATGCTGAGCCTGTCAGCGGGCGATACGGTGAGTATGAAATACCAGCACAATCGGGGGTCTGATACCACGGTCCTCGGGGCACAGAAATATACATGGATTGAAGTGCAGCTTGTCAGTCTGACGTGGGGATAAGGAATGTCGCACAGTTATAAGCATCGAGTAGACGCAGTTATTCTCGGGCGGGATTGTGATCCGCACTATGTCTCAGCCGCAGGAGTACAGGTCTATGGCCTGTCCGATGACAGTCAAGGGGACGGTCCCTATATTTCGTCATGGACTCCACCCGATGTCAGTTATGGGGCGCAGCCCACATCAGCAGAAATTGCGGCGGTCAGCGAAGCTGCTGCTGATGCAGCACAGGAGGCTGATCAGACAGCGACCGCACAAACACTCCTGACCACTGATGTTGTCTCGGTGTCTATTGTCGAAGTCCTGTCGGGTGTCGCGGGTGAGGATGTCACAAATCAAGTTCTCACAGCCATCAAAGCCAAACTCTAACCGTGCCCAACGACCATCAGCGATTCACCGGCATCAATATGAATGGTCCCGGTCATCACGGGCAGGGCTTATGGAAGTCGCTCTGTGGTGATGCCAGTGACGATATTGCGACGGTATTTTGCGGCGTCATGGGGCGTGCGCCGACCGATCCAGAACTCGGTCATGCCCGATGGCTACTTGGCGCGAGTCTCTGGTATGGGGAAGCCATTAAATGCCCCACACTTGGTGATTATGAAGCGTGGTTACGGGACGAATACGCTGTTGACGAGATTGATCCGCCCCAAGACATACAGGATGGCCTGTCGCATGACTGGCATACCGCGACCGCAACGTGGCTCTACCCTGGAAATCGTGAGTTCTGGCTGGCGTCACAGCGCATGATGACGTGGGGAAACGACAAGATTGATCGCTATCTCAGGCAGGAAGAAATTGCCACCCATTCTACCCATGTCATTATCTGCTGCTCGACCGGGATTCGCCCCGAAATGGAAGAAACAACATTTGATGCCCTCAAGAACGAGGATCGGGTGCGTGAAGTCTTCGAGCGCGTGATTTACCGTCACGGAAAAGCCCCGATTGCGTGGTTGATGAGTCAGGAGTTTTTCTATCAGCAGCTTGGCACAAGTCACACAAAAGCCTGTGACAGGTTGAAAGCGACGGCTGAGATGGTGCGCGACCTCTGTAATTTTGCGGTGCCGATGCGGGAATTAGGTGATGTGTATGGCGGATCGGACATGAAAAAGCGGAACGACTTCTTTCGAGCCATGCGTGCCGGTGCCCCACAGCTTCCCCTTGCGTGTCACGAACGGGCCTTGGAGCAGATTCCCGTGGATGATTTTGCCGGGGTGGATGGGGATGTGATTTCGTTGCTTCAAACGGGATTTGACACCCCGACCGGCGGTCAGAATCGAGCAGAGGATCGCGTCACCGGGGGCAATCATTCCTATGACGGGGCCGCAGGGTTTGTGTCTGAAAACTCGATGCGAATGGCAAACTGGCAAGCCGCTGGACGACTTGAGCGGCACACCAATGCGGTGGGAGAGCATTCCATTCCCGATGTCTATGCGGGGCAACCGTGGAGGCCGACGCGCACGCTCGACAATGCCAGAAAACGGGGTAAAATTCTCTTAGAGCATGGGGCCGCGTTCGATCTCTCCGCCGGGGCCACACGCTGAAAGGATCTAGATATGGGACTGCCGTGGCGAAAAATTGGGGGCGTGCTTAAAGGACTCGTACCGTTCGTGCCGCTTATTGGGGGACCAGCAGGAGCTATCCTCAAGGCGATTTCTACGTCGATTCAGGTTGTTGAAGATGTCGTAATCGATCAGCCAAGCACAACCAAGCGTCAACGAGCGATTGATCTCACCGGAACGCTGCTTACGATTGCGGAAGACGCCACGAATCGTGACCTGCTTGACGACCAGACGCTCTCTGAGGCCGTAGGAGCCGTGGTGGACGCCGAAGTCGCACTCAGGAACGCACACGCCAAGCTCGCGGCGGTGGTGGACGATATTCGCGGAGATGACTCGGACGACTAATGGCCTATCCGATTCAAACGCAGGTGTTCTCGGTCTTTCTGGGCACCCAGGAGGGGATTCATTCGGTGGCGTTGCCGTCTATTTATTCCTCCAGTGGTTCCCGGAATCTGTGGATTGATAAGCTCGGACGGGCCAAGAAAATCGACGGCTATAGCAAACAGAATAGCTCTGCGGTCACGACCAATACAGGAAGTGCGGCCACGCGACTGCGTGCCCTTCGCGCCTATCGGCAAACAGGGAGTAGTTTTACGCGACAACTCCTTGGGGTGTTCGAGGCGGCCGCGAATGAGTATGAACTCTGGTATAGCACCAATGACGGGGCGTCGTGGACGTTTATTGTTGATTTAGGCAGCGGGTCGATTGGTTCAATTCCAGATTTCGCGCAGGTCGATAACAATCTGTTCTTTGCCAATGGGGTCGTAGCTCCACGGGTCTGGAACGGGTCATCATTGGCGACTGCCGGAGCTAGCGGGAAATCTCCCACCATTACGGCGGCGGTCAATACGGCCACCGGACAACTGAACGGCTCCTATACGTGGAAGATGGTCAGCGTGGACGCCGCAGAGGTGCGATCCGCAGGAAGTGTGACCTCCAATGTCATTCAGTTACAGGATGAACAGGCCGATCTGTCATGGACGGCGGATTCAGATACCGACATTACCGGCTACGAACTGTATCGCACGACCGGCACTGGCACAAATTACTACTTTGTGACGTTTATTGATGGACGCACGACGACGAGCTATACCGACAATGCGTCCGATCTGGACATCCTTGAAAACCGCTTAATTGCAGAACATGGGGATGCCCCACCAACCGGGAGTTACTTCTGTGAGCCACACAAACAACGCCTCTGGTGGGGACGCACCGACACTAATCCCCGCCGTGTCTTTTGGTCCGATCCGGGGAAGCCGGATCAGGTGGGAGTCAATAACTACCTCGATTTCACCGATCAAACCTCAGTCGGGGACGTGGTTACCGGGATCGTGGGGGACTTCGAGGGTGCGTTGGTCGTGTTCTGTGAACGATCCATCTGGACCGTTACCGGAACAGGGCAAATAGTCTCAGACTTAATGGATTGGACACGCACGAAGTCCAATGCCGTGGTTGGCACCTCATCGAATCGGTCGATTATCAGAGTGCCAGCCGGAGCGATTTATACCGATGCGTCAGGCAATCAGGTGTCTACGAGCCGCGTCATGCTGTCGTATTTTACTCCCCTGGGTGACATTCGGCTGTTTGACGGCAATAACGATATTGTGATCTCGACGCCTGTGAAAGAAACGCTGAAAACCATGTTGTATGCACAGCGTGACAAGACCCATGCGGTGCATGACATTGAAAATGGGCATGTGGTCTGGTTCTGGTCAGGTCCGACTGAATCGGGTGATCAGGCAGAACCATCTCAGGCGGTGGTCTGGAACTACCGATGGGGCGTGTGGTACATCTGGCCGGATATGCCGATGTCGGCGTCTACCACGGTTGAAACCTCCAGTGATACACAGATTATTCTCACAGGAGAAGCCCAGACCGCCAAAGGGGGGTTCTGTTACGAGTTTTTTGATGGGGATAGTTTTGACGGCTCAAACATTCCGGCGCGGTGGATTACAAAGGTCATCTACGGCACAGACAATTCGTGGAATGTGCGTGAACCACAGCAGACGATGGCGTACGTCAAACGCTTTCGGTGGTTGGATCTCGTCGCAGAAGCGGATTCTGATGTCACGTTAACTGTGGAATGGATGACGGGGAGCGCGTCAGATGAATCAGTAGCGCGAGGCGGGGCCAGTAAGGCCCTTGAGCCGCTTGGTCTTCAGTTGATCACGTCAGATGGGAACGGGATTGACACTGACGATGCGTCCAATATCACGATTCCCTTTGATTCTGTGCAGACCATTATCAACATGGAAGGCACCAACGGAGATTTTATTCAGGCTGTGGGGTGCCGGATTCGGATCAGCGATGATTCCCAGAACGGATCATGGAGCCTCGAAGGTATGACGCTCGGGTATCAGTTACTTCCAGGGGCAACAAGGAGATTGCAGGGGTGAGAACTCCTGTGAGTGACTGGTATGGTGAAACTATGCCCTATTTGTAAGAAGAATCCTGTCTCTACGTCAAAAGTGCAGCGATGTCGGTCGTGCTATTACGCACGAAAAGGCATCAACTCTATTGCTAAAGTCAAAATCTGTGTCGATTGCGGAAAAGTCGGCATTAGTCCCCACTCTTCACGGTGTCGGACCTGCCACTTTAAGCGTCTATCTGAGGAGCGCGACACACGTCAGGCTGTCAAACAGGCCGAGGTCGCTGCTGCCTCGCCACCCATTCGAGAACCACTCGCTAGCTACGAGGAAGCCCAAAAACAATGGGATCGCTGTATTGGTCGTATGAAACAGCGGAAAGAGGTTGCTCCCAAGAAACCCAAAGGTCGAGATCGCGTCGTCATTATTCCAGATATCCATGCGCCGTTCCACGAACCCGACATGCTGGCACATATTTGCCACCGTGAAGGACCGCGCTCCACCAAGGCTATCTGTGTGGGGGACATCTCTGATGCGTATGCCTTTTCGACGTTCACGAAATATGAGCATGTCGGCTTTAGCGAGGAATGGGCGTCTGTCACACAGGTCATTGACGCGCTCAGTCGGAGTTTCCATTCGGTTGAAATCATCATTGGGAATCACGATGCCCGTCTTGAAAAACGGCTGCGAGAACGATTGACCTCAGATATGGTTGACGCGATTCGGTATATGACGGGCGGCTTGCTCTGTCCGTTGACCGCGCTTGCCAAGCAATACCCGAACGTCACCATTGCCCGACATGAAACGCCGTCCGGGCACCAGATTGACTGGTTTACGACGCATGGTGATGTCTGGATTGGGCATCCAGAAAAATTCAGCACGATTCCAGGTGGTGCGCTTCGCAAACTGGAAGACTGGCTGCTTGATAACGAACTCAGCCTTGGCCTTGAGACGTATAAGCTCATTGTGATGGGGCATACCCATCAACTCTCGAAGCTCCCGTGGCGTGGCAACCAGTTGCTTGTTGAATGCGGGTGCCTGTGTCAAACCCAGGGCTATCAAACGAAACCACGGATTGGGGGTCGTCCTCAAAAGCGGGGGTATGTGTGGTATGAGTCAGAGAATGGGAAGGTTGACTTAAATTCGGTTGGGATGCACTGGTTTGATGTCGAGTGAATAAACGCAATCCTCTCCTTGTGGATATCCTCGCCGCTCTTGGGGATGTGCAGATTACGCAGAAATATCTTATTGATCCAAGCCGAAAAAAGAACTACTTCCTGCACGGGACACAGCAGGGCACAGAAATCACTATCAATGAAGCCCCGGCGATTGTGTCCACGCTGATTCACGAACTCTGTCATTATGTGCGGCCGACGTGGTCGGAGCGCACGGTGCGGCGATATACGACGATGCTGATTCGGCAACTCGGCCATAAAGAAGTGCAAGCCATTTATGATCAATATCAGGAACGAAAGGTGGATGCGTGACAAAGAGATTGTTGGTGTTTCGATTTAAGACACCCACGGAGCATGTTGACTCGATTGTGCGCTGGCTTCAGCGGGTGATGACTCGCAAATACCATCAAGGGCAACAGGAACATGGCGGAGAACTCTGGATGAAGCCGGGGGCACTGAAGAATCTGGAAGAAGAACTGCTGGATTTGCCGGTCTATTACAAAACAGCCAAAGATCAGTTACGGCAAATGGCCGTTGAGGGCAAATCTGCCGCTGATGCCTATGCGTTTCTTTATGGAGAACCCCATGAGTAGCTATCTGCTGTTGTTTGTGCGTGGGTTGATTATGGTTGGGCTGGTATCATGGCAAACACGGGCGATTCAGTTGGGCGAGATTCGCCGGATTGCCTGTGGGAGTTTCCTGATTGGCTGCTTCTGGTATACCAATGTCATTGCGGCGATTGAACAGGTGCCGTGGGGATTTGCTCCCTATGCGACTGGTTCAATGGTCGGGGCGATTCTGGCGGTAAAAGCCAGTCCGTCGTTATAATGGAACACTAGATGGCTAACGGACCCAGAAGACCTTCTCTTGTTCGTCAAACTACGGAGCCGCCTGTAGATTACGGGAACTTAACGGATGAGCAGATTATCAACATGCTGTCGTCGTCCGAAACTCGTGAGTACGGTGGGATGCCGCTTGGACCCGGAAGTGTTCTAAATGTTCTGCGTTTAGGTAAAAATCTTCCCAACATTCTTCGTCGATTTCGTGGACTCTTTAAGGCTAATCCACAATCGACCGCTCCATCAAATACTCTCAGGGATGTTGTGCTTAGTGATAAGCCAGCAAATGTCAGTCGTCGCGGATTTTTTACGAATCCTATTCAGACCGCTGTTGATATACCACAGGCATTACGAGAAATTGGCATTTCAGAGAGGTCTATCCGTAGTGGAGATGAAGTTGGCAATTGGCCTGAACCTGGCTCCATGTTGGACACGCTAGATGAACTTGCATGGGGGGAGGGTCAAGAGGATGCTGCTGACAAGGCTGATAGAATTCGAGATGTTATAAACAAGAAATTATTTCAAGCTGGATATAGGTCGAATTCTCGACTAAATGAGGGGGAATATTCGTCTGTATCGCCAGGACCTCCTGGGGTTATACGAGACATCGAAACAATGATGAGGATCTATGGAGATCAGGTGTTAAAAGAATCAGCAGAGAAGGCCGGTCGCTCGCTTGAAGAAGAACTCGAAGTCCAACGAAAGGAATTATCGAAACCGGGAGTTGTTTCCAAGGCCGTCGAGTCTGTGCGTCGGAGATATGGACGCTAATGGCTCGTTCAAACATCCCTCTCGACTTTCCGGTTCCTGACTTTGCGCGAATACGGGAGGAGTCTGGGAGCGTGACGGAGAAGTCCGTGCGGTCCCTCTATTTTGCCTCGCTTGACACCAGGCGACGAGTGCAACGGATTCAACAGGAGCGAGGATGGCACAGCGCAGCATTCGCCGCCGGGAATTTCACCGCCAATTCGGGCACCTGGACCGTCGCGTCGGCAGATCAGAAGCTATTTCAGTACATCAAAATGGGACAGTTTGTGACGATCAACTTCTTTCTCGAAGACACGACGACAGGCTCCGGCATGGGCAACGAGCTACGGATTCAGATACCGAAGGGGCTGAAAGCCATTGCGACGACCTTCACGGGACCGCTGATCATCAAAGGATCGGTCGATACGGAAGGATACGTCACCACCGGGGGCACCGATAAACTCTATTGTTATCGCACGGATCATGCCTCATGGCCGTCAAGCATCACGAACAATGTGGACATTCGTGGCATGATTAGCTTTCAGACGAGCCAATGACTTTGTATACTTTCATGTGTATAGATGTCAGAGATTTCACTCAGGGACTATACGGTCGGTGATCCCCCGCGAGTGTTGCAGTGGTATCAGAAGGACAGGGCTGGATTCGAGTCGTTCATGGGCGCGTCACTACCAGACGAACTGGCGTGTACGCTAGCGATGAACACGCTGTTACAGGCAGTTTCCAGCAAACGGGCCATCTTTCTGATGGTCATGTGTGACGATGATACGATTGGCTTTACAGGGGTCACGAACATTACGCCGGATTTGAGTTTCGGGCAACCGCATCTCTATATTGCCCCACCGTTTCGGAAACACAGTGTCCGGGCGGCTCGACGCGCCGAAGACGAAGCCCGAAAAATGGGCCTGAAACACTTTATGATTTCTGTTGAAGACGACAACAGGCGAGGATTAGCTATGGCAAAGCACTTGCGCTATCACCGGATTCCCAGAGTGGCCTTTACGAAGGAGTTGTCCCCGTGACCGGCACTGAAGCAGCGTGGCTTCCGTGGGCGGGAGCCGCACTGGGTGGTCTAGGCGGCTACTTGGGAGGGGCACGTCCAGAACAGGCAGAAATTACCGGCTATGGGCAGAAGTTTCCAACGCTCCATCCTGAACAGTTGTTCAAGGGCGCGACCGGAGACTTGGGACGATTAGGCGCATTATACGCGCAGCGTGCCCAGACGCCTGTGTCGATGCCAAGCTCCTACGTACAGCCCCTTCCAATGTTTAAGGGCGGTATCGTAGATGCGTTTGGTTTAGGTATGGACCCTGCGTTTCCTCGACCGGAGCTAATGACGCGATCCGGGGTGAACTTTGGAAGCGAGGAAGCGTTGCCTTTTCAGGATGTCTCAGGAAGTCAGGTGTCGCTAGGGGGGCGGAAAGCCTACGAGTCCTCAGAGCAGTCAGCATCGCCGTTTCCGACCTTTGGCGGCGCACATTCAGAACTTGGCGATATGCAAAAAGCGTTATCTATGTTGCGTCCGTCCGGTCCTCCATCGGAAGAGTATCTGCCGAAGAACTTCGATTTTTCTGGAGCGCGAGGCCGACCTCTCCCTCCTGGACCACCTCCCTCTCCTGGACCACCTCCCACCCCTCCTGGACCACCTGGACCAGGCGATCAGGTTGACCCATCTACAGGGGAACCTTGGGAGCTTCCCACAGATTGGGAGCCAGACTTTCCCGAGGGTTCAGATCGGTATGCGTTGATAGGTCAAAATGGGCAGACTCCTGTGACTAGGAAGAAAATACCGAACGGAAGATAAATAACATGGCGAATGACTGGCAAAAACAGTACGCCCCAAAACATCACCAAGAGATTAGTGGCTTTTTAGGTGCCAATCCCGGTGATGAGTCTCGGATTGGATCGGCGTTAGGGATTGATCCGATTCAGGGGTGGGACGGTGCCACGACAGGAGACACCGGGGGGATTCCTGGCGAGATTGATTGGGCCACGCCACCAGCAGGTGACGACTACGGGTATGGTCTTGGATTTCGCCCCTCTGATGTTGGCGATCAGTATAGCGGCATGACGGATCTGGACTATCAACAGGCTGGAGGCGAGTTTCCTACGTGGGAGTCGCTTGGAACACCTGACGTGGGCCTTGGCGATCCGATGAGTCTCGTCCAGAATCAGCCGGTATCGGGTCTTCTTCCTGCGCTGACAGGGGCGGGCTATCAGTTTCAGCAAGATCCCTATGACACCAGAATGGCGGGCGTGCCTGACTACAACGTGTTCTATGGCGATCAACAACTTCCGTTTGGGTTGCGACAGCTTGGTGCCCCACCCCCCGTCAATGGAGGAAATGGTGGAGAAACAGGTGGGGAAAACGGTGGAGTTATAGGTGGAGAAAATGGTGGCGAAACCGGCGCAGTCGGAGGCGGCGGCACAAATATTGTCAATCCCACCTTGGGTGGCGAAGGCGGTGGCACATCTCAGCCGGGAGCAATGACTGGATTTAACCAATATCCTGGGTCGGACCTGTTAAGCATGATCGGGGACATTCCGATTGATTCGCAAAGTGCCCCATTGTATCCCGGCGAGTTTCAGGACATTTTCACCACCGAAGTCGGAGCCGATCCACTGTCTCGCAAAGCAAACCTCGCGTTAGAGAATTTAATTGGCACCGGAGGTGTGGTGTCCACGCCATTTACGGCTCAGGCAGAGCAGACACTCTCAGAGATTCTTGACCGTGGCGGCGAAACGACCCCCACGGAAGGAGAAGCGAGTATTTTTAGAAACCTCAGTGACGTGGTGAGCGGATACGGCGAAGCGCCCCCAACGACACTCGAAGCTGAACAGCAGCAACGTCTCAACGAACTGATTGCCAGTGGCGGCGTGTTGCCACAGGACGATCAGCGACTTGCCATGCAGGTCGAGGCGGCTCGATCCCCGCTTGACATCCTCAGACAGTCACAACTGGAACAGGGACAGGCGGCGATGGCGCAGCGTGGACTGCTTGGACAGGGGCCGGAAGCTGAGTATATGGAACGGCTGGAAGGGCAATTAGCCCCGATGTACACTCAGGCCGCTCAACAGATTGCGCTCGAAGAAGGCGACCGAGCCGATACACGGTATCGTCAGGCACTCGACCAACTGAACCAACAGGCGATGACGCAACGGCTGTCTACGGACCAGCGGTATGCTCAAGCGCGGTCGCTTCAGACTAATATGGCTCTGGATCGGGCGCGACGACAGGACGACAGGCTTCAGAATGCGATTCAAACGGCGTCCAACCTGACAATGGAGCAAAGTCGGAACCTTGTGGATTCCGTCAACGCCCTGTCGGGTGTCCAGCAAATGCGGCAGGATGCAGCGGTCGAGATGCTTGGCAAGAACATGGAATGGAACAAGTTTCTCGCTGAATACGGCCTTGAACGCGACAAAACAATGGAAGCGTTGCAGCAGGGACGTTATGAATTTATCTTGCCACTGATTCAGGAGTACATGAAGGCCGCAGCGATGTCTGCTGAAGGCTATGTCTCTGGGACATCGGGCTAACGATAATGGCGAATCCATATCTACCATCCGGGATCAGCCGACGACGACAACTTATGGCTCAACCCCGTGAGTCTGGTCGTCAGCAGTTTGGCGAGATGTTGTCGGGGATCGGGGGAGGATTGTTGTCCGGGCGAGATGCGGTGCGGGATATTCGAGAGGAGGACGAGACACTGACACGCCTCTTGGCATTGATGGAAAGTCCGTCTACTAATGTCAGGGCGGAACGGATCTTGTCACGGATGTTCGCCCCTTATTCTGGGCTTCAAACAGGCAATATCAACTTTAAAGTGGGTCAACAATAACATGGCACTACTAGATCCTGCGAGACAACGACAAGTCGGAATTGATCCATATACCGGCGCACCACCGTCGCCACAGGTGGCTCCGACAGGACACAC